TTCTGTTTGTGCTATTGCTACTCTTTGAGTTGCTGAAAATATATTTGGATCAGCTACTGGTAGAATATCTATTCTGTCATCAAAGTCTGTTTGTTTAATTTGTCTCTCAGCACCTACTACATCATACGGATAAACCGGAGGTAAGTAAGTTGAAAACACATCAGATAATAAAACAAACTCTTGTTTCATTGATGCATACAATCGCTTATGGATTGCTGACATTACCCTAGAGCCACGCTCTAATAGGGCTACCGTCGTACCAACAGCGGCCTGCTGGTTCCCGTCCCCGACTTGCATGTCAGCAATGGACGCGAATCTTTGACCTGCATCTACACAAATCCCCATCAACTGTAATAAAGTTTGTGATGGTTCTTTGTATGGCAGATTCATAAAAGCATCTCTTAAAGATCCACCAGGAGCGTCGACATCACGCCACTCACCTGGTTGCAGAGATTGGGCATCATCTCTAACTCTGATCCCCCTCTGTTTAAATCCTGATGGCAAGTTCGATAACGTACCTGCATCTAATAATTGACGAAGAGCAGAAGTTGCTGCTCTTGTTAGACCACCAATCATGTGGATTAATCCAAAGCCATAGAATCCTAGTCCTGGCAGAAATTTGAAGTGGACGAAGTATTCAATTTTATTTTTCTTTGGATCGTCTAATCTATAATTTCTTCTTATAGACAATACTTTTCGCGTACCATTGTCGATTGTTACAATGTATGGAATTTTTATACCTGTAGGGGTTCCATCTTGACCCCTATCTTCAAAGCCATCGAGATCTAAATTTACGTGACATTCAATCAAAGTATAGATCGGGTTATTTTTATTATATCCTGATTGTCTCGTTCCTTCGAGTTCACGTTCTTTTTTCTTAAGCTCTGTTTCTTCATCATAAGGTTTTCCTAATTCTATATCTCTATAAAATCCTCCAACCTGTTGTTTACGAAGATCATTACCTGACATTTTTAAAACATGACAAATGGCTTCCGCATCCTCTAATGAGGTAGCGGAATACGGAACCACTAAGTCATCTGCTGTGACGAACTTTGATACAGCTCGTCCCATTAAATCGTCATAATAAACTTTTTTAAATGTTGAACCTGCAAGTGGCAGGTAAAATAACATCTGATCAAATTCAGGTTCGTATTCTTTCATGACGTCCATCAATTGATAGTTCATGAAATTTTTAACTCTGACTGCTTGATCTTGTTTTTCTCGAGAAGGATTTCCTAACACTTGAGCTCTTACCGGTCCATCAGCTGGAAGTAATTCTTTATAAGCTTGCGCTTGAAATTGAGTTACTGCTTCAGCAAGAACTGGGTGCGTTGCACCAGATGCTCCTTGGAATGGTCTTGTTCGTTGTTCAAATTGAAAACCTAACAAATCCAAACCTTGTGTGTAAGATCTTTCCCATTCTCTTCTAGATTCTTTGTAGTCCGTATAGTTTGCATAAAGCTCGGACCCTAAAGGATCTAAAATAGAATCTGGTAGCAAATCAGCTAAGTTCATATAGTGATTGTCACCAGCTTCAGATGCAACAGCACCTGGCTCAAAATTTATATCTACAGAACCATCGTCATTTTCAACTACTTCAGTTTTTTCATGTGAAGGAGCTGTTTCTTGTAAATCTCCGATTACTTCTGTTTGTTCTTCAACGCTAGGAATATTTATCTCTCGTCTTACGTTAGGTAAGCCCTTATCGATTTCTGCCATTTGTTTTCTCCAAAATTATAGGTTTATCCTGTTTTTTATCTTTAATCAAGCCTCTAGGATCAGGGCCCTTTAATGGGGGTATTGCTTTCCATTTAACATCTTTCATGTTTTTAACTAAAGTCGGGTTTTTCATTTGTATCGGTTTAATATGTATTGATCGACACCAGACAGGCCACCATCTGCCTTTTTTTCTTTTCCTTCTGTTAAAGCATCAGATAGGTCCTCAATGTCATCTTTATCCAAACCTCTTTTTTTATAATAATAAGTTGCAAAGTCTATATATTGATTTTTAAGGTTTTCTTTATAAAGCTCCTGCTCTTTTTTACTTAAATCATTAAAGGTCTTAGCATTAGGGTTGATCTCTAAAATTTTACCTACACTAACAGAAGGGTCAATAAAAGACATGTCTATGTTTAAAAAACCACTTTTAAATGTCTCTCCTTTTTTAGGAAGAGTCAATTCATAAAGTGGAATTCGATTTGCTTGATCTGTTAAAAATTTATTCTTTTTAATCCTAGGATCAGTTTTAATATTTTCACGTCTTTGGTTCATTATTTCAACTGCTTTTAATGCAGCTTCTAAATTTTCTGCGGTGGCTTCTTTACCTAGTAGTTCTTCTAAAATTAATAATTGTTTTCGCTCGCTGTTTTCAATTCCTGTTTCAATACTATTACGGGCTGCAAGTATGTCTTTATTTAAAACAGGATCTTGCATAATTTTTGCACTTATCCATGATGCATTTGAATCTTTAAATAATTCTTCAAAAGATAATTGGTTATTGATAGAAATGGCATGACCAGATTCTTCAAGAGCATAAGGCACATAGTTTTCTCCAAGAACTTCTTTAATTATTTTTCTAGTATCTGCTTTAACTTTATTTTCTGCCTTATATCCCTCAGGATCAGTGTTAGCTTCAAATTCTCTTCGTTTAGTATTATGGTATTTACCAGTACCTACAATTGGCTTAGTTAAAGCTTTCTTTTGTATCTTAAGAATAGCATCTCCTAAATGCCACAACACTTCTTTTCCTTTTCCTTTTTTCTTTTTAACACCTAATCTATTTAATCGTCCTTGTAAGTCGGTTGAATCTGTTTTTAATTGGTCTGGATCTGTACGATGTTTTAATCCCCAAATTTCACTTAGATCTTTCCAATTAACCCATTGATCTTTGTTAAAATCTTCTCCTAAACTTTTTTCAACTCTGTCATTAATAAAATTTTTGTCGTATTTTGCATTAGTTGTAAAATCTTTAAGAAACTGTTTATCTTCTGGTTGCCAAAGATCAAAAACTTTTTGTTGTGTAATATTTCCAGATCTATCAGTTTTAATCCCATGCTTTTTAAGTAATGTTTTTATTCTTACTTGTTCTGTTCCTGTGTCATCAGCTAAATTACTAATTGTACCTCCATATTTAGTATCAATAATTTCTTTAACTTTTTTAGCAAAATCTTCGCTATACAGCTCATTCATTTTTTCAGAGTATCCAGGACCTCTTGCTTCATAAATTTCTTTTACACTATCAAAAACTTTTTTTACTTCTAATACATCTTCATCTTGACTATGATCATCTTCTTCCAACATTCCTTCTGCAGTTTGAGATGTAAAAATAAGATCCTCTTTTTTTAATTCTGGAATCTCTGATCCGCCTGTAGTTAAAGGTATGTCTATCTTACCCCCTGAAACTGGTGGTTCCCATTTTTTTATTTCAGGTGGTGGAGAACCTGTGGTAATATTGCCTTGATCTATAGGTTTTGTTTCGCCTGGTTTTAATCTTTCTTTAATTTTTTCTTTTTCTTTTTCTATCTCACCTGCATCAGGACCAAAAACTAAACCACTTGGTGTTAACCCAAAAGCTAACATAATTGCTTTTGCTTGTGGTGTGTCTAAAATTTCAGGATTTTCTTTTATTTTATTTGATACGGCACTAGACAATGCGGTAGCGCCAACTCCAGCTGTAGCTATACCCAACATTTCAGCAATTCCAACCATAGCAGGATAAGCTAATGTTGGCGCCGCCGCACCGAATGCACCAGCGACATACTTACGTCTTGGTTGTGCAACTTTTCCTCCTTTAGCTTTTTGATCTAAGATATGTGGTTTCTTGACTATGCTGTTATCTCGAAGGTATTCTTCAAACGACATTTGCTCTGAATAATTCGACATCCAGTCCGCCCAACTTCCACCGTACTTGCCGGCATATTGAGACTTGGGTCTATCTTCTAGTCCCCAGGCTCTTCTGTAATAATCTTTTATGTCTGTACTATAAGCCATTATCTCTTTCTAAAGTGAGCTGCTATGCCACCTGTTGCTAGTTTATCTTTACCACCTTTGATGACTGTAGGTTTCCAACCCTTAAAAGCGTCAGCTGTTCCTGGTTTCTTGACGCTTGTTGCTGGTCTCTGGACACTAGTGACTGGCGGCTTGGATTGTTGTAGTGCTTTTGAAAGTTGTCTTCCAAATAAATCCCCCAAACCTCTTGTTGTCTGAATTCCACCTATTATTTCTGTTTCAGGTGGTCGAGACTTTGCTTTAGTTAAATCTTTAATTCTATCTGTTGGAAATTTAAGAGTTGGTTTAGGTATTTTTGGGTTTAAAGCGTTTAAAACGTCTTTTATGTTCGCTTCAAACAGTTTTCTTTGACTTTCAGTGACATTTTTAAGCGTTCTGCCGTGAAGTTTGATGTCTTCCAGAATTTTTGTCGGAATTTTTCCGTTTTTTTCGATAAATTTGATTAATTTTGGATTTACACGGGTATTAAACAGACTTTTTCCCATTTTTACCACATCACCACCTAATCCAAGAAGATCTTTGGGCTTAACTCCTATTTTATAAAGCAATCTAAAAATTTCAAAATACTGTCTCATAACTAATAGTACTCTTTTGGTTCTAAATGTCTAGGTTCATCCTTATAATCCTCTGGGTGACCTACTAATCCACCTTGCCTAAACCTCATTACCGCCTGTGTTGTACTATCAACTAAGTCATCGTGTTCTCCATAAGGGAAAGCTGCGCACTCTTCGATAACTTCTTGTGCAAATTGCAGATGTGTAGGGGCCCAGACTTGTCCAGACTCGAACATAGGCGATACTGAATTTACTCTACTGTGTTTATCATTTCCTCGACTAGGTGTAAACGAAATAACAGGGATCCCCATATTTCTTAATTCGTATGTGAGAGGTAGTCCAGCAGCTTTAGCTTCAACTAAAACTATCTCAGGCTCCCAGTATTTATATAATTTCAGTGCCTCTCTTCTTAAATCAGGAAACTCGAATCTACCTTTAACGGCATCTAATAAAATTAGTTGTTGTGGTGAGTCTTCATTTTCACGAAACACTCCCCAAGTTGTAATGGCACTAAAGTCAGCAGTTTCTTTTTTAAGATAAGCTGTATCGTAAGATTGTATGACATAGTCACAATAAGGAATGCCTCTAGTCTCTGGCCACTTGCGCCACCATTCTCGTTTAATCAAAGCTCCTTCTTCAGAAGTTGGATTCTGCATATACTGAGCATTCCATTTAGGAAGTGCAACAGAAGCTTTAACTGCTTCTAGTTGTTCAATGTCCCAATACTCTGGCCACACAGGTTTACCTGATGGCATGATAGCAGGGAACTCCACAACTTCCCATTGGTCTGCTTTAGGTTCACTTTGTGCATTCTGTAAAAGTCCGGTTAGATCTCCTTTATTCCAACGCGTCATAACCAGAACGATTCTTCCACCAGGTTGTAGACGTTGTCTAGGTCCAGCTGTGTACCATTCATAAGCTCGGTCTAATGCTTTCTTGGACATAGCATCTTGCTCAGAGTGAGGGTCGTCAATAATTAATAGATCCGCACCCCGTCCAGTTACAGCACCTTCAACACCAACTGCAAAATACTCGCCGCCTTGTTCTGTTTCCCAGCGACCAGCGGCTTTACTATCTTCCATAAGTCTAGTTGGAAAAACTTCTTTATACTCTTCAGTATCCATTAAGTGTTTAGCCTTACGACCAAACCTTACAGCAAGTTCAGCTGTGTGGGTTGCTTGAATAATTTTTAATTTAGGATCACTTCCAATCATCCATGCAGGAAGTAAAAAAGATGCAAACTCAGATTTAGTATGCCTAGGTGGCATATTCACAATGAGTCTCTTAATCTCCCCATTTTTTAATTTATTAAATTTTTCTGCAATAATTTTATGATGGTACCCTTCTATAAATTCAGGCCACATATGTTTTACAAAAGTCAAAAAATCTTCAGTAATTTTTTTATGTTTCTGTTTTCTATCCAATTGGACCAGGTATCTTTTGTACTTTTTTCTGGTATCTGGGGGAAGGTTCTCTAGATCTTCTTCTAATAATTTTTTTATATCAATATCTTGCATAAGTACTCTTATGGGTGTCAAAATGATTTTTACCCTGGATAACTGTTTAAATCAAGGCATAAAGTCGAAAGGAGTGGGACCCCTTTTTTAAAAAGAAAATTCAACCTGTACTAGATTTACTTTTTTTGAATTGGACTTGGTACCTCTATTAATACCTAAAAAAATTTCGCGTTGTAGTTGTGTGATGTGCGCCGCGAAGCGGCGCACAACCTGTAGTTGATGCATTAACTGCATAGCGCGAGCTATGCAGTTTTCGCATAGGGTATGGGATAATCCCATACCACTATATATTGTTAGTCTAATAATACCATATATTGTTTAGTGAAATTTCTACTAAACCAATCTAAACCCTGTCTAACTGTTTTATAATCACCTAACATCTCAGAGCCGATGATTACATCATAAACAGCAATAGCAAACGCTGGCAATGTGCATGACTCTCCACCGAATCTATTTCTTACTGTATCCTCTGCAGTGGATAGCGATTCTTTAGCCACTAAAAATGGTAGAGTATATCTTTTACCTTTGTACTCTACCGATTGTTTTACTTTCATGTTTTGCATATTATACCTTTCGTTTTTTATTTATATCCTATTATATCCCAGAATAAAATAAAAGTCAAGAACTATTTTAATTAAAATCCTATCCAGTTTTCTTCTTTTGCTCTTTCTTTATTTACTCCAGTTTCATTTACTAATCTTATTTGATGAAAATAACACCAATTATCGCCAAATGTAATTGCACCTAAATAATTTAATTCTAAATCATATTCAGTTGCATTTAATCCTAATTCGCCTGCGGGATCAGATTTTGTTGTGCCAATTCCAATTTGAGAAATTGTGCCAGTTCTTCCATTGTTGTCCGTAATTGTGTCGCCTAGTTTGATAATCATTTTATACCTTTCGTTTATTTAATCCCATTATATCTTATAATGGGATTAAAGTCAAGTGTTATTTTTATTTATTTTCTTCTGCTTTTAATTCATTTAATTCTTTCTGCAATTTTTCTTCTTTTTGTAAGCAAAAAATTTGCATATCTTTTAATGTATTTAT